TTTACGCTCACCTACAACAACGCAAAGATCAGATTCGCTTCTGACGCTGATCGTATCCGGTCCTACAACGTGGAAGGTGTGCATTTTCGCAATGGCAAGGTGGTCTTAGATACTGGTATATCGTTTGACAGCATTGGCAAATTAGAGGTTCATTTTAACTTTGCTGGCCGGTACACACTCAAGTATCGAGATGGTCAGGTACTTACCAACAAGAATACGAGGATCTATTGTGAAAAGAATTCGTAGTGGTCATCTGCTGCCGGTGTGGTTCGCTATTCTTATTGCGTGGAACATCCACCTCTTCAATCTCAGCGACCCTATCTATATCGGCGTGTTACTTGTCTGGTATGTCGTCTCAGCGTTTCACGTAATTGGTCTTTATAAAAGTGGAGTGCTCCATGAAAATAATTGAATGTGGCGGGTTTACCATTGTTCTGTTGCCAGATCATGATCTGATGCTGATTCTTTCCCCACATGGTATTGAGTTTAAGTGCTTGAAGTGTTTCTATCTGCGTGATGTCTACATGTTTGATGGTGGTCAAAAAGTGCCATGGCTGCGTATGTGTACCTGCCCACATGGAAATCATGATACAGTGCCTCTCTCGAATGACCAACTTCCACCAGAACTACAAACATCGGATTTATCACCGTTTGAAATGCCTGCTGATGTGCGTCGGTTCATAGAAAGGCGTGATGAAGCATGACCACACTGAAACTTATTCTCGCGGTGTTGTTCTGCTGGCTGGCAAGTAGTCCTGGGCAGTTCTCCAGCAAGGAAGAGGTGACTGCGTTGGCAGAATCATTTGATATCGATGGCAGGCGAAAGGATGGCAGGGAGTAGCGCGTGAGACGAAAACTAGAGCGGATGCTAGGACAGCGGCATACCTTTCGTGCCACATTCCTGACGTTCGGTAAAGCAATCACACCAGGCGGCAGGATCGTACGCTACATGTTGCTTCAAGATATTCTCGACAACAAAGGTCGGTTCGTGACGCAACACATGTGGATGCCACTTCGAGCACATGAGTACGTGGCAGTCCCGATTAGACGTGGCGATATGATCAAGTTCTCGGCTGAGGTGAACATGTACTGCAAGGGGAGTTTGAAGCATCGGCGTGTGGATTATGGACTGGTTAGACCGAGGGACGTTGTGAGAGTTGAGCAAGAGTTAGAGATGGAAGCATAGATGGCACGACCACGAAAAATCAACAAAACTAATAAGCAAGAGGTAATAAATCGAGATGCCAACGCAACGAATCGAGCAGCATTGGCAGTTCGTTTGCGTGCTCAACGTTTGACCTTCGATGAGATTGCCCAACGTGCCGGATATGCCAGCCCTGGTGCAGCTCGTAATGCGATCCAGCGAGAGCTTCAACGCACGATCAGCGAAAGTACCGATGAACTGCGCCGAGAAGAGTTGGACATGCTTAATCGTCTCCATGCGGCAGTCTGGCCATTGGCTGTCCCTGAAGATATGCAGGATTTGCAAGTCCATGATGACGATGATGAGGAGACTAAGAAAAAGAAACGCTCACATCTCTTTGCCGTGGATCGGGTCATTGCCATCTCGGATAGACGTTCGAAGCTCATGGGATTGGATAAGCCAACAAATACCAACAATATTGCAGCCAATCAAATTATTATTCGAGAAGTCCCTGCTGGATTGTTGCCGGAGCCAACCGCATGAATATGACTGCTGTAGAGAAGATCGTTATCCCGGCACCTGAACTACGTGGAGCAGTTCTCGAACTGGCTCAATGCAATGATATCGAGGTGGGAATCGACGGTCCTGCGGGAACCGGCAAGACTTTTGGCATACTCTATTACCTTCATCTACTTCTACTCAAGTATCCAGGTGCAAGAATCCTGGTCGCACGTAAGCACAATACCGACCTTGCAGGTTCAGCTATGGCTACGTTTCGAGATAACGTGTTAGATGAGCGTGAAGGTGTGCATTACTTTGGCGGTAACAAGGTACGACCAGCTGAATACATGTATCCAAACGGTTCTGAGTTGGTGGTGAATGGGTTAGATAAGCCTGGTAAAGTCAAGTCAATGGAATTCGATGCCATTTACATCAACGAAGCAACCGAGTGTACATTGGATGATATAGAGTTTTGCCGTATGCGTATCGGGCGTCGTCGTAAAGTCAGATTGCCTCACAAACAACTCATCATGGACTTCAATCCAGATGCTCCAACGCACTTCTTAAACCAGCGAATGAATGAAGGTGTGACACGACGTATTCTTTCTCGGCACGAAGACAATCCTTTCTTGTGGGATGCAAAAACACAAGATTGGACGCCTGAAGGACGAGAGTACATCTTCGGTATTTTAGGTGGGTTGACTGGTGTTCGTTTGGCTCGATATCGCTATGGAATTTGGGCGGCGGCTGAAGGCACTGTGTACGAGGGGTCATGGGATAGAGCCAAGAATGTTATTCCTCGCGTTCCGTTACCATCCTCTTACCCTAGATATTTAGGGATCGACTTCGGGTACACGAATCCGTTTGTGTGCAAGTGGTACGCGCAAGATCCTGATGGCAGACTTATCTGCTATCGAGAAATCTACAAGACAAAGACCCTTGTAGAGGACCATGCAGCAGAGATTAAGCGGCTATCCAGATGGGGAGAGAAAGATGGTGATCCTCTACCGCGTGCGATTATTTGTGACCATGACGCGGAGGATAGAGCCACCCTGGAGCGCCATTTGGGGCTCAACACAACGGCTGCGCATAAGACGGTATCCGATGGTATTCAAGCCGTTGCTTCTCGTTTGCGTCCTGCCGGTGATGGAAAACCACGATTGATGTACTTCGATGATTGTCTTGTTGTGGTAGATCCTGAATTAGCGAGATTGAAGAAGCCGACGCAGACTATTAATGAATTCGATAGTTATATCTGGGATACAAGGAATGGCGCAAAGCGTGGAGAGGTGCCAGTGAAAGAATACGATCATGGATGTGACACTGACAGGTATGTCGTAGCATTCCATGATTTAACACCATCTGGCGTTTCATACGTGAAAGGGTTCTGGCAATGAACGAGCAAGACTACACGCTGCCACCGCGAATGGCATCTCGATACAAAGCCTATCTGGAGTTATTTTCCCATGCATACAAAGACCCTGAGATGATGGTCAACCTATTCGGAATGATGATGAGACCTACTGCGTCACGTGAGGTCCGCTCTGGCGTCTGGGAGCATACGTTTGGGTCTTGTGATGAGTCGGCAGTGCAGCAGGTTGTCAGGATTGACGCACCAGACAAAGAACCATTATGGAATATCTCCTACCAAGGGTCTATTCCCGTTTCTATTCATCCACAAAATTCACGCACTCACAACCTTGATAAACTCTTTGCTCGGTGTCAGCGAGAATGGCGCTGGAAAAAGATCAAACGCCGCCAGCATCGAGCGGCATATCGTCGCAAGAAAAGAGGACTGGCATGATCGCACCACCACAAACCAATCAACTCAATGTCCAAACGTTGGCACAGCAGCCCACACCGCAGTCTGATCTTGAGAGACAGCGACAGATGCGTCTGGCATGGAAAGCATACAAAGGTGACTTCCATCGTCCGCTCAAGGTGGGTAGAGACGGACTGGACCCGAACGTCATTGTTAATCGCTGTGCCCCAATAGTGGACAAGGGCGTGAGTTTCTTGTTTGGGCAGGTGGTGAAGATTGAGGCGACAGACGAAGCATCCAAGTCATCTAGCGATATCCAGGATTTCATCGATGGGCTTTGGGGTGATGATGACGACAAAATGACGTTGCTGGTGAAACTGGCGATGAATGGTGGTGTGTGTGGCCAGCACTTTCTAAAGATCATTCCCGCTCAGGGACAGATGAAGTATCCACGTATGGTCATTCAAGATCCACAACTTATCCGCATGGTGACTCCTCCAGACGACTGTGATCTTGTTTTAGCGTTCATCATCGAGTATCCTGGACCCAACGATACGCAGTGCAAACAGATCATTGCACGTGTTGACCCTGATGGATTGGCTGAGATTGCCGGGGCATATG